GCCGCCTTGCAGCTAAGACTGACAAGAAGATTTCGGCCATAATCTTCGAACCCATCGGCGGTCCCCCGGTTGGTATTTACACACCCACAAGAGAGTACCTACGTGGGATGCGCGCTCTAGCTGATGAGTTTGGCGCTTTGCTCATTTTCGACGAGATCATATCGGGGGCGGGGCGCTGCGGTCACATGTCAGCCGCAACAAAGTACGATGTTATGCCGGACATCCTCATTCTAGGAAAGGGGCTGACCAGCGGACACTTGCCGCTGTCTGCTATCCTTGTATCGCAGAAAGTGCTGGAAGCTTTTGAAAGCGGCACCGTGATGACTGGCACCACCTACTTCAATCACCCGATGGCTTGCGCCTGCGCAAATGCTTTTCTGGAGGTGCTGGAGTACGGGGACTTAATGGGTCGCATGAGCTTGGGCGCGGGCTTATCTGCGCAATGCGCTTTTGAACTAGCCGAGATCAGGAATGGGGTATCGATCGCCTATCACTCAAGGGGTGTTGGCGCTCTGTGGGGCTTGGAACTGCGTCACCCATCCGGCAGGCATTTTGCGCCGTCTGATGAGGTGCACAAAGTGGCGCGACGAGCGATCATGGATCAAGGTGTCATCTGCTACAGCAAGGGTGGTACGATGGGTGGTTTCGGGGATTTCCTTATCTTCGCGCCGCCGTACACCGCCACCGCGTTGGAGTTGGAAAGCTCATTCAAAAAAGTGAAAACAGCATTGAAGGGACTAGAAAATGTGTTTGAAGCTTAAAGACGCAGCCGCCAACTTTCTGGCGCAGATTGTGGAAGGCAAGGAAGAGGTCCAGCGCGAGGGGCTTGCGGACACTCCGATGCGTGTAGCCAAGGCTTGGCAGTTCTGGACCAGCGGCTACAACATCGATCCAGCTTCCGTACTCAAGACATTCGGAGACGGGGGCGAAGGCTACGATGAAATGGTATACCAGACAGGTATCCCTTTCTTCTCACACTGCGAACATCACCTAGTCCCTTTCTTCGGCTATGTTCACATCGCCTACCTTCCGGGCGGGCGTGTTGTGGGGCTGTCCAAGCTGGCGCGGCTTGTCGAGGTGTATGCGCGCCGCCTGTCGGTGCAAGAGCGCCTGACAAACCAGATCGCGAATGCCCTTGAAGAGCACTTGAAATGCAGGGGCGCGGCCGTTGTGACACAAGCGCGACACCTTTGCATGGAAAGCCGGGGCGTGCAAAAAATCGGCACCAGTACGATTTGCTCTTCGCTGCGTGGCGAATTCAAGAGCGATGCCAGATTGCGCGCGGAGTTCATGTCGCTAGTCAATGCTACGATAGCTGGCATCAAGGTGCTCTAATGAGCAAGAAAAAGCCGGTCGTCAATCTCTTTCTAGACTGCGGCGCTTTCTCTGCATGGAACCGTGGTGAGCGGCTTTCGATCCATGGTTATATCAAGTACGTGCAAGAGAATATCGACTACCTGTATTGCTACGCTTCTATGGACAAAATACCGGGCATGTTCGGGCGCAAGCGTACGCAGGCCGAGGTGGAAGCATCCGCCGCTAAATCTTACGAGAACCACAAGCTGATGAAGAAAGAGGGATTGAAGCCCATCCCGATTTTCCATCAAGGCGAAAGCTATGACTGGCTCAAGCGGTACGTCGATGATGGCGACGCCTACATTGGGATATCGACCGCCAAGGACGAGAGTACTATTTCGCAAATCGCTTGGCTTGACGATGTGTTCACCATGCTCTGCGACGAGAAGGGCAGGCCGATAGTCAAGACGCATGGCTTTGGCACCACAAAGCCTGTGTTGATGATGCGCTACCCATTCTTCACTGTGGATAGCACAACGTGGACGCTGACCCCCGGCTATGGCAGCATCGTTGTGCCGGTATGGAAGCGCGGGGCATTCTGCTACGACGAACCGCCGATGCGCGTCATATTTTCCGATGTTGTCCGCACACAAGCGGGCGGCACATCCTATGATGACTTAGGCGCATTCCAGCGACTGCTTGTCGAGCAGTACTTGGCGGAATGTGGTCTAAATGTCCACGAAACCATCTATGTGCCGGACAATCGGCGGCGTGTGATGCTTCACTACTACTTGCAGTTTGAAAAGCATCACACCATCAAGCCCTTCTTCGCGACACGGAATTTCTTTGGCGGGGCGCAGCGCTTGCAGGACAAGTCTAAGGTGAAGCCTTGGCGCACTGTCACTGTGATGCAGGCAACGAGCATGACGCATCGCGGCTGGGGTCAGATGATGACCGAAATGGGGGCGAACAATCGCCTATTGAATTACTACGACTTGCGCGAGTTCCCTTACGAGGTGATGCGCGAGTTTGTCATGGAAGGATCGCGGATCAGCGGCAAGCGCACAAAGCAGCGCGGCGCGAACTTCCAAAGTGAGGGGTACTGGAATGCGCGCAAGATGGCGCTCATCAAGCGTGTGATCAATAACAAGGGAGTTGTGGAAGATGGAACGGAAAGCATTGATTGATACACTGGAGCTTGTTCAACCGGCGCTATCGTCGAACAAGCTGACACCCATTCTCAGTCACTTCTGGTTTATGGGTGGTAATGTCATGGCGTACAACGATCACATCGCCATTCGTACACAGTTCAAGTTTGATAGCGATATCAAAGCTGCGGTCCCTGAGACGCTGTTGTCTTTGTTGAAAGCTTCCCGCGCGGCGAAGATTGAAGCCGAGCTAGAGCGCAGCAAGGAAGAAGGCGAGGATGAGACCTACGCCCTTCGCATCAAGGCGGCTTCCACCAAGTTCAAGCTGCCAGTACTCCCACCCGAGGATTTTAAGACGCTATTCAAAATGCCAGCCATGGAAGAAAGCGAACACCTGCGCGTCGAGCACAAGGCATTTCTCAAAGGGATTGAGGATTGCCTTGCCTCAGTATCGACCGATAGCGCTCGTATCGATAACACGGGCATCACCCTATTCTTTGAGGATGAAGTACTGCACCTGTACGCGACCAACGACGTGACAGTGACAGAGGTACGCTTGCCTTGGAAGGGGAAGGCCCCGGCATTCGGAAAGCGCGCAATCCTGTCCGGCGATTTCTGCCGTCAGATGTTGCGCGTCGCTGCACGCGGGAAGGCTTGGGAGGTTTCAGTCAACAAAGAATATGCGCTCATGCATTCGGGGGAGGTGTGGCTGTACGGGTCGCTTGTTCATAGCGACAACCCGATGAACTTCGCTGGCATCATGCAGCAACACGTCAACGAAGCGGTGGGCAAGAGCCTTGTGCAAATCCCCACGAAGCTGGAATTGATGCTAGACCGCGCAATCATCATTGAAGGCGGCAACCCGGATAACAGCACACACGCATGGGTGCAGGACGGGAGGCTGCGTCTGACATCGAATGGCCTTGGCGGGCATGTCAGCGACAGCACGCAGATTGACGAGCGGCACAAAGACACGCCGAAGGTGCGCGTCTCGCCTAAGCACCTGAAACAAGGGTACGGCCGCTTCGAGAAGATTGCGATGACTGAGCGCTGCATCATCATGAGCAAAAAGGGCACCACCTATCTCATTGCCGTGCGCGGAGCATAGGACATGGGATTTTTTGGATTTGATGATCGGCCCGCCGACACCACCGAAAAGCAAAAGGTGTCGGTGGATTTCCTCCACAAAGCGGAATGCAGCGCTTGCCCGCTCAATCGCAACAGCGGCGCTCGTACTCCTAAGATGCTTTCAAAGGGGGCGCGCGACGCTGATATCTACTTCCTTATGGCGCAGCCCGATCATGCCTCAGACAAGAAGGGGTCGCCCTTCTACGGCGAGGCCGGGCAGCTTGTCATTGACCGCATCCCGCATGAGCTTGAGAAGGATAACGCGCGGTTTGGCTACATTGTTCGTACTCGTCCGCAGAATGGTCATTTCCCGACACAGACTGAGATTGAATGCTGCCGACCTTCCGTGGTGCGCGACATTGAAGAATGCAAACCGCTGGTAGTTGTCGGGTTTGGCAATCTTGTTTGTGACTGGGTGTTCGGCCCCCGCAATGGCGGCGCTACCCGCTGGTCCGGCCGCTTTGTCCCAGTGCAGATCGGGAAGCACAAGACTTGGTTTTATCCCATGCTAGACCCGCAGTCGGTCTTTGATCAGCGGCGGTTTACTCCGAAGAGCTTGGACGACTACCCCAGCGATAGCGAATTCGCTTTCGCCCTGCACCTGCGCAAGCTGCTTGAGGAATACCAAGACTTGCCGGAACCTGTCCTGCACACACCCGAGGATGTGCGGGCTGGTGTTGAGATATTTGACGGATCAGGCGGCACCGACGACCTCAAGGCCATCCGCAGGCATCTTGAAGACTGCGCGAATGAGAAGTGGGTGGGCTTCGACTACGAGACAAAGGGCCTGCGTGCCTACGCAAAGGGCGCGAAGATACTGACCGCCGCATTCGCCACAAAGAAGCGGGCGGTAGCATTCGCTCTAGATCATTCCCAGCACCAGTGGTCGAGCAAGCATCACAAGACTATATGGCGGATGCTTGAGGAATTCCTGTACGACGCGCCATGCGCCAAGGTTTCCCACCACTTGCAGTTTGAGCTTGAGTGGTCCGGTGTGTTTTTCGGCAAGGATGTCATTCGCGCGGGCAAGTGGGAAGATACAGTCGCCCAAGCTTATGTACTGGACGAGCGCAAGCAGACCCATTCGCTGGAGTTTCTTGTTCGGCAGTACTTCGGTATCAACATCAAGGAAATGAGCGGCGTGGATCGCGACCGCCTTGATGAAGAGCCTCTAGACCGTGTGCTCACCTACAACGGCAGCGATGCGAAGTACCATCTGGCGCTTTTCCATAAGCAGCGCCGCCGCATCCGAGAAGAGGAATTGCAGCCAGTCTATGATCACACGCTGCGCCGCATCCCCACTCTTGTGCTGACGCAGATGGAGGGAGTGCCTATCGATCAGAAAACTGTCGCCCAGTTTGATGAAGAGGTGACAGAGAAGATAGAAAAGGCATTCGACAAAATCCAAAGCATGGAGTGCGTCAAAGAGTACGAGCGCCTTCGCGGGCAAAAGTTCAATCCCGGCAGCACTCATGATATCAAGTTCATGCTGCGGCGGGTCACTAAGAGCTTCGGAAAGCATGACGCCATCAGTACTGATGAAAAGGTGTTGGCTGAGATCAAGCACCCCATCGGCAAAGCGATCATCAAGTGGCGCAAGCACACCAAGCTGCACTCCACCTATATTGCCATTGTCAAGCCGGATAGCGACATCATCTACTCAGACGGGAAGATACATCCGATTATCTCGACCACGTCTGTTGATACTTGGCGCACTTCTTCTAGCGATCCTAACGCGCAGAATTGGCCTAAGCGCGGCGAGGGCGTCTTTGTCCGCAAGCAGGTGCGGGGGAAGCGCAATCAAAAGATTGTCGCCTTCGACTACGCAGGCATTCAGGCGCGCAATGTGGCCATGGAAAGCAAAGACCGAAAGCTGGTCGATGCCTATTGGCACCACTACGACATCCACTCAGACTGGCTGCGCCGCTTGCTGCGGGTGTACCCCAGCTTTGTTGAAGAGGGGGTGTCAAAGGTTGAGAAAGACAAAGACTTGTGGAAGGCGTACCGCAATCGCGCAAAGAATGAGTTTGTTTTCCCTTCCTTCTTCGGCGCGCAACCCAGGTCACTGTCGAAATACCTCGGCATCCCTGAGAACAAAGCTGAGGCGCTTTGGGAAGAATTCGCAGATGAGTTTCATGACATCCCGCGATGGCACAAGCGGATTAAAAAGGAATACTACGAGACCGGGTACGTCACTGGATTGTCAGGCTTCCGCAGGCGAGCGCCTATCAGCCAAAACCAGCTTATCAATGCGCCAATCCAAGCAGACGAGAGCTTGATTGTGCTCACCGCTATGTGTGCTCTGTCGGAATTAGACCCGGACAAGTACCAGCCAATCATGGAAATTCACGACGACCTGACTTTCCTATGGCCAGAGAATGAGATCGATGAGCGGGCCGAAGTGGTGATCCGGGAAATGGTCAAGCCGCGCTTTGACTGGGTTAACGTACCGCTTGGTGTGGAAATGTCAGTGGGAGACAACTGGTGCGATTTGAAGAAGGGCCGCGAGTTCGAAAGCCATCCAGAAAAAGGATACATCGAACTGTGACAGAGAATAAGCAAATAGAGCTTCCCTACTACGAGACCTACATACCATGTTCGACTGGGGAGTTTGTGCGTGTGCTTCTCTGGAATTGCATTGATGGCCACCAGCTTCCCTCCAAGGAAAGGGTTGATCCTCGACCCATCAAAGGGAAGATGGCAGCCGTTATGTCAATCGCCAGCAAAGAAGAGAGTTCAAACCTCTTGATGATGATTGCCGCCGTCTATCGTATCTCTAATGGAATTGCAGTACTAGCCGCCGACACAGAGACCTTTGAGTACTGCAAGGAAGTTCTCACCGCCGTCGAATGGCACACACTCGGATTTGATCACCGGGCAAGACAGAGGAAACAATGAGTTCACTCCACACCAAGTATCGCCCCCGCAAGCTCGAAGAAGTGTTCGGGCAGGATGCCGCAGTTCGATCCATGCAAGGCATGATTGAGCGCAAGCGCATTCAAACATGGCTGCTGACCGGCCCTTCCGGCTGCGGCAAGACTACACTCGCTCGCATCGCCGCAAAGATGCTGGGTGTCAGCAAGTCCAATTTCACAGAGGTTGACGCCGCCACAAATAGCGGCATCGACGCGATGCGGCAAATTCAGGAACTGACAAACTACATGCCGCTACACGGAGGCGGTACGCGCGCCCTTCTTATCGACGAATGCCACGGCCTGTCCGCAGCGGCTTGGAAATCCATTCTAAAGACGACCGAAGAGCCTGCCGCGCATGTGTTCTGGTTTCTCTGCACCACCGAACCCGGCAAGGTGCCCCCGACAATCAAGACGCGCTTTGCTCGCATTGATTTGAAGCCCGTCGATAATGAGGAACTGCACGAGCTACTCAAGGCAGTCTGCAAGGCGGAAGGCATCAAGCTCGCATCCGGGGTCGCGGATGTCGTCGTGAAAGAGGCTGGTGGATCGCCGCGCCAGTTGTTGGTCAATCTTGAGACAGCGCAAGACGCCGAGGATCGCGCCGAGGCTGCGAAGATGTTGCACTCGGCGCAAGACAATGACGCGGTGCGTGAGCTTTGCCAGTTCATCACAAACGGCGGCAACTGGGTGAAGGCAACAGCCATCCTGAAAAGACTGGAAGGCGAGCGCCCGGAAAGCGTACGCATCATCATCTGCAACTATCTTGCCGCGGTGCTGAAAAACACCAACAGCGACAAGAAGGCAATGCCATTGCTCTATGCGCTTGAGCAATTCTCGACCCCTTTCAATGAGAGTGAGAACATGGCCCCGCTAGTACTGGCCATCGGGCGCATTTGTTTCGGGGAAGATTGAGGGGCAAAAATTTGCAGTATGAATAGATAGGAGGGAAGTAAGGAACATGGCAGAGCGGATCAAGAAAGCGGCGGACACATTCCCAATTGCGGAGTACGCGTCCGCGCTGCAAATCGACAAGCACGACCTTGACGAAGAACTGATCCGTCAGCCGGATTTGTTCTATAAAGTCTCGGAGCAGTTGGTACTGGCAATCTCACAAAGAGACGCCGCCAAAAAAGACTTGGAAAAAGAACTTGCGGAAGCCGACGAGGAAATCCGCAGGAAGGCGCGCGACAAGGGTGAGAAGATAACAGAAAGCGCAATCACCGCTCGCAAGCAGCTAGACGACGGCGTGATCAAAATGGAGAACCGGCTTTCCGCCTTGAACCTTCAAGTCGGCAAGCTGTCCGCGCTCAAGGAAAGCTTCGCGCAGCGCTCGCATGTGCTTCGCGATTTGCGGGAGCTTTACATCGCCAATTACTACGGCTCGGGGGAGGCGCAGCAAGACCGCGAACAGAGATACAACCGCGCTCGCAAGGCGATGGACGAAGAGCGCAAGCGCATCCGAAATCGTGACAAGGGGAATGATGACTGAGGGAACCTACACATTTTTTGAGGGTGTCTACGTAGTCACTGCAGTAATGGTCCTGCTGTATGTGGCGGTGCGGGTTATTTGCTCTGCGTACTTCAAGGCAAAGCGGATACACCAGCAACAGGTTATTGAGGACTACAGAAAGGGAGTTATGTGAAGATATGGTGAACAGACCAGACAGGAAGAAGCGGGATAAGCGCGGTGGCAAGCGCTCATCCTTCGTCTACAAAGCCCGGTCATCCGAGACCGTGAAGAAGCGCGCCGAAGCATCCGGCGGGAATTTTGACAGCTTTGTGAAGAGCGGGGTTTCTTTCTTCAAACCGAAGATCGGTTCCAACGCTATTCGCATTCTGCCCCCGACATGGGATGACGCGGAGCACTACGGGTACGACACCTACATTCACCGCAATGTGGGACCCGACAACGCCACCTACCTGTGTCTCAATAAGATGAAGGGCAAGCACTGCCCCATCTGCGACGCAGTACGCGAATTCAAGGCGGATGGCGATGAGGAAGCCGCCAAGAAACTTCAGGTTCAGAAGGTCAACTTGACGTATATCATTGACCGGAATGATCCTGATGAACCGAAGCTCTGGCCGATGTCGTTCACGAACGACAAGACAATCGCAGAGCTTGCTTACAACACGAAAACAGGAAAGGCACTATCCGTGGATCAACCGGACACTGGCTACGATATCTCATTCCGTCGTGAGGGTCAGGGCCTCAAGACGAAGTACTATGGCATGGCCATCGACCGCGAAAGCTCGCCCATCTTCGATGACGAGGATGAGCAGGAACGCGTGCTGGAATTTATCAGCGAAAAGAAAGTACCGGACATGCTCCAGTACTATCCCGCGCAGTACCTGGAAGATGTCTTGCTCGGCAAGGGCAAGGATGAAGACGAGGATGACGACGAGGACGAGGATGATCGTCCCCGCAAGAAGAAGAAGCGCTCGTCTGACGACGATGATGACGATGACGACGACAAGCCTTCTCGCCGTCGCCGTTCCCGCGATGACGACGATGATGACGAGGAAGAGGACGAGAAGCCGAAAAAGAAGAAGAAGCGCTCGTCTGACGACGATGACGACGACGAGGAAGAGGAAGACGAGAAGCCTTCCCGCCGCCGGTCTCGTGACGACGATGACGATGACGAGGAAGAAGAAGAAGAGAAGCCCGCGAAGAAGAAGAAGCGGCGCGTCGTCGAAGATGACGACGATGAAGAAGAGGAAGAAGAGAAGCCGAAGAAGAGGCGCCCCGTCGACGATGATGACGAGGAAGAGGACGAGAAGCCCGCGAAGAAGAAGAAAAAGCGCTCGTCTGATGAGGATGAGGACGACGACGAAGAGGAAGATGAAAAGCCCAAGCGTCGCCGGTCTCGCGATGACGATGATGATGACGAAGATGATGAAGAGGAAGACGAGAAGCCGCGCAAGAAGCGGCGCTAGTCTCGGCATCATCTGACCAACAACGTGGGCGGGCCTAAACAGCCCGCCCGCTCTTTCCAGCAAACACAAGAGGCGAATATGGCGAAGCGAGTCAGGATACAGGCGGAAGAAGAAGAGCAAGGCGCGTCCGGCGGTTCGTACTTCGCTGGCCCAAAAGGCAACCTAGATTTCATATCGACTGGCTGCAAGCTGTTCGATCTCGCTCTAGGCGGCGGCTGGGTCGAGGGGCGCATTGGAAACATTGTCGGTGACAAGAGCACGGGAAAGACGCTCCAATGCATCGAGGCATCCGCCAACTTCATCATGAAGTACCCTAAGGGGCGCGTCCGATATCGGGAATGCGAAAGCGCTTTCGATGTGCAGTACGCGCAGCAACTGGGCATGCCAGTTGACCGCGTGGATTTCGGCGACCCGCTTGAGACAGTCGAAGATTTGTTTGAAGACCTGACGTCGATTGTTGGGAAGGCGAAGAATGAAGAGCTAGTCATTGTGGACAGCCTCGACGCCCTTTCCGACCGCGCTGAAATGGAACGCGACATGGATCAGGGTTCCTACGGGGCCGAGAAGGCTAAGAAGATGTCGCAACTGTTCCGCCGTCTTGTGCGCAAGATGGAGCGCAAGCGCGTCACCATGATCATTGTTTCGCAGGTGCGCGATAAGATCGGCATTTCATTCGGACGCAAGACCACACGGAGCGGCGGCAAGGCGCTGGACTTCTATGCATCGCAGGTCGCTTATCTAGCCCACCTCGGCGTCATCACCAAGGTCGCTTCTAACAGCAAGCGCCCGGTCGGAATTCGGGTCAAAGCCAAGCTCGACAAGAACAAGGTGGCGCTGCCCTTCCGCGAAGCTGAATTCCCAATCTTGTTTGGCTGGGGTGTGGACGACATCACCGCCTGCGTCAATTGGCTGCAAGAAGTCAAGCGGCTCAAAGACGCAGACCTCAGCCCATCGGAACTCAAGAACTATTCCCGCGACCTGATGCGCGGGCCTGCCAAGGAATTCCGACGCGAGCAAAAGCGTTTGCATCGGGTGGTTGAGGATGTGTGGTACGAGATCGAAAAGAGCGTACTGCCCACTCGGACAAAATACGGGAGCTAGAAACATGCGCGTGATTTTCTTCCGACCAGTTCCGGGTAGGCATGAGATCGTGCACACAATCGACGCCAAAGATATGGGCGTCGATTTTCACTTGCCGCGCGTCAATGAGCTTGTGGCATTCCCCGACGGTAAGGTCTATTCCGTCTATGAGATCATGCATCGCATCACTCAGCGCGGCATTGATGAAACATGGGTATATGTGAAATGAGACCGGGCGGTGGTAAGGCTAAAGGCGCAGCCTTTGAGCGCAAAGTGTGTCAAGAGCTTTCCCGCTGGGTATCTCGCGGGAAGGCTGACGACCTATTCTGGCGCAGCGCTATGAGCGGCGGGCGGGCTACAGTCGCTCGCAAGAAAGACAAGAAGCTGGTACGGCAGGCTGGGGACATCACCGCAACAGCGCCGGAAGGTGCGGCGCTGACCGACACCTTCTACTTGGAATGTAAATTCCTCAAAGACTTGGCATTCGACAGCTTCGCGCTGAGGGGCATCGGCATCCTAGCTGCGATATGGCGGGTGGCTACAGTAGAAGCTGAGGCGCACGGCCGGGTGCCTTTTCTTATCGCCAAGCAGAACAACATGCCGACGATTGCGGTCATGCCCTTCAATTTGATATTCGCCAAGTATGCGTGGTCGCGCTCGCCAATAATATGCAGTGTGATGAACCCCAACGTCTCAGTACTGGATTTTGAGGCCATGATGGCCTGCCGCTTCCAACCAATCGCAAAGGATCAACTCCTATGAAGGACAAAAAGATTATCTTCATTTTCGATTTAGATGGTACGCTGTGCGATCAAACTCACCGCCAGCACCTTATCCATGCCAACCCGGATGAAATGACTGAGGCTGATTGGGACCTCTTTCATAGCTGCTGCGACAACGACCGAGAACACGCAGCCGCTTGTTTGCTGTTCCGCTTCCTTCGCACCAGCGGGGCTTATCTAATCCAGTGCACTGGCCGCAGCATTCGCTACCGCCGGAAGACTGTTGATTGGCTTTGCAATAAGGATTTGCTGCCGGATCATCTGATGATGAAAAGGCACGGCGACCCGCGCCCCGATGCGGAAGTCAAGCGGGAAATGTTGCAGATCATCCGCCGCCAGCATGGCGAACCAATCGCTGTCTTTGAGGATCGCCCGTCGGTGGTGAAGATGTGGCGGGAAGAGGGTGTTGCATGCTTCGCCTGCGATGATAAGTACTGGAGGGGGCGGGAATGCTGATTGCAACCGCAGACATTCACCTATCCGACAATCTGCGCGATGAGTACCGCCTCGCGTTCATGGAAAACAGGTTGCCGCAGATTGTGAAGTCGCACAAGGCGGGCGGAGTTATCATCTTAGGCGACATCACCGAAGAGAAAGACCGGCACTCAGCTTGGCTTGTCAATCGGGTCGTTGATGCGATGAAAGGACTTGCTGCGGTGTGTCCGGTTCTGGTGATCATGGGAAATCATGACTACACCAGCCCCTCAGACCCCTTCTTCCGCTTCCTAGGGGATATCCCCGGCATCACCTGGGTGTCGCAGCCAACACACTCCTACCACATGGAAAGCAAGTTCTGGCGCAAAACTTTGCCGCCTTCTATCTTGCTGCCGCATTCAAGAGACCCGGAGAAAGACTGGGCCAAGCTCGACTTGCAGGATGTGGAGTTCATCTTCGCGCACAACACATTTGAGGGGGCAACCGGCGGCTTCGGTCGGGAGCTTCATGGTGTGCCGCTCAGTCTGCTGCCCAAAGGTGTGCCGATCATCGCCGGGGATGTCCACGTCCCGCAGACCAAAGGTGTGCTCACCTATATCGGCGCACCCTACCATGTCGATTTCGGGGATGATTACCAGCCGCGACTGCTGAAGTTTGAAAAGCATGGCTGGCATGACCTACCCCTTCGCGGCTTCCCGCAGAAACAGCTAGTCGAAATCCGCCGCCTGTCTGATTTGAACAAGCAGGATCATCTATCGGTTGGCGACATCCTCAAGGTACGCGCCTACCCAAAGGATTACGCAGACTGGCCGAAGTGGCGCAAGGAAATTCATCAATGGGCGCAAGAAGGCGGCTACGCGCTCTACCAGCTTGTGTGCGCTGCCCGCAGCCCTGCGAAAAGCAGCAACACAGACAACGACCGCGCCGCCATCCGCGATGACGACGAGGTGCTGCGTGATTACGCGCAGCGCATGGGCATCGACGCCAACACTCTGAAAATGGGATTGAAGATTAAGGGGCGGTCATGAACTTGGAATTCGTCTCTCTGCGGCTAGGCCCCTTCAAGAGCTTCGCCAGCGGACAGAAGTTGTCATTCTCGGAATTCACACCCGGCCTGTATGGCGTCAGTGGTGTCAATTCCACGGAACCCCGCCTAGGCGCGAATGGGGCTGGCAAGAGCACACTATGGGATGCGATCACCTGGTGTCTGTACGCGCGCACTGTGCAGGGTTTGCAAGGCCCCGATGTGAAGCCGTGGGGGAAGAAGTCCGCGAGTGTCAAGCTTGTGATCCGCCGCGACGGGAAGAAGCATGTCATTGCCCGCACCGCAGGCCCTAATGCACTGCGCCTAGACGGAGAGGAAGTCTCTCAAGAGAAGATTGATAAAGTCATCGGCATGCCTTACGCGGTGTTTTGCCAGACAATCATTCTAGGCCAGTCTCGTCCGCTGTTCTTTGACCTCGGTAATGCCGATCGTATGGAATTGCTGTCCAAGGTACTGGACTTCGACAGATGGGAGCGCTGGTCGGAAGCGGCGGACAAGCGCGCAAAGAAGTACGAGAACGAATGCACTTGGATCAAGGGTCAGGTGATCGGGCTGACCTCGGCCCGCGACACCGCGCTTGAGAATGTCGAGCTTATCGAG